ACCTAAAGCCATTGGTAAAATTGTAAATAAGTTCTATCCGGACTTACGTAAAATGCTTAATACTATTCAAGCAAGCACTATTAAGGACAAGTTAACACTAGATGATTCTTTGCTTGTAAGTACTAGCTATATGACCTCTATTATTGATGAATTAAAAAAACCAAAATCATCATTTACTAAAATTAGACAAATTATTGCTGATGCAAACGTAGATGATTTTGATGAATTATTTAGATTTTTATATGAAAATGCTTCTAAATACATCCCAGGTAAAGAGGGTACAGTTGCTATTTTAGTAAATGAACATTTATATCAAGCTAATTTTAGAATTGATAAAGAAATTAATATAATGAGTTTAATCCAGAATATAATTAATAATAAATAAAGTGAAATTAATCAAAAACAAAGAAAAAATGAAAAATCAAGGAAATCCCGGTGGTCAACAACCTCAAATGAATGTTGACTTAACTACAACAGAAGGACTATTAAATTCAGAAGGTAAAAACATCTTTGAATCAGCAGTCATTCTTAGAAAAATTAGTAAATTTATTACAGGTACTGATAGTGATGCAGTAATGCCAATACCAGTATTTATTGATCCATATACTAAAAAAATAGTAGCAGATGGTATCCCAGTAGAATTAAGAGAAGAATTAGCTGAGGAAAGTATACTATTAACAGGTGGTATCGATTCTAAATAATGAAAAACATTTGGGATTGGTTAAATCAAATCAACTCAATTAAAGCTGACCCTAACTCCTTTTCTAATAAAGATTGGGAGTTATGGAATAGTTACATGGTACATAGATTTTTATCTATGAATCCTGATTTTTTGGATATAGTAAATTTTGTTCAAAAAATAAACCCACAAAATAAAAAAGAAATATACTCTGTTTATAAAGAATACATTCCTAAAAATAAAAAATGGAGTAAATATATTAAATCTAAAGTAAAACAATCAAATAAAGATTTAGTAGAACATTTATCATCATATTGGGAATGTTCATCAAAAGAAACAAGAGAATACATAGAAATTTTGGATACCGACGAAATAGGTCGTATATTGACGTCAATAGGGTTAAATAAAAAAGAAATTAAAACAATATCAAAATGACAAAAGAATTATACAATATGTTTATGACATCTGCAGAAGCAGATAAAGCTAAGGCACTTTTATCACTAAACTTATTAGGTGATAAAGGAGTTGGTATTGGTGATCATTCAACAGGTGATTATTATAAAAATGCCGAAGAAGCACTCATAATGTTAGTTGACGCTGATGACAGAATTGCTACTTTAAATTTATATTTTGGTCATAATTTAACAAATAAAACACAAGTTAATGGGTAGTTCCATATCTAAATACCACGAAACTATGAGCAGTAGAGAAATTTCGGATGCAAAATCCCCAAAATCAGATATAGCTATCTTTGAAGAAGAATATTCTGAATTATCAAATGAATTTAAAATTATACAAGAGGAAATGTATGAAATGTTTGCTCGTAAACATATGGATTATGGTTTAAATAATATTGCTTTAGGTGGTGATTTAACTAATAAAGATGATAAAAAATTCTCATTAACAGGGTTATGTATCAGACTTACAGACAAAATTTCACGTCTTAAAAATCTATTAATTAATGGTAGATCATTTGTTAAAGGTGAAGGTATGGAAGATACATTTATTGATATTGCTAATTATGGGATAATTGGTCTTTTAGTAGGTCGTGATAAATGGAAAAAATAAAATGGCTAAGAAGAAGTTTGATACAGTTGAACAAGAAAGATATCAGGATAAAGATAAAAGGGTTATAGACTGTTTTACTTTTTATAATGAATTAGATATGCTTGAATTCCGATTAACGGAATTAGACGATGTAGTAGATACTTTTATATTAGTTGAAGCAACCCAAACACATTCGGGAAAACCAAAAGAATTAAATTTCCTAAAAAATAAAAAAAGATTTAAAAAGTGGTTACATAAAATATACTATTATGTAGTAGACGATTTACCTATAGGTGAAGATAGCAAACATGATTGGTTCCGAGAGGAATACCAAAGAAATGCTATAAAAATACCATTAAGCCATTTATCACTAAGTCCCCTTGACATAGTAATACTATCAGATTTAGATGAAATACCTGATACAAATACTATAAAAGAATTTCATAGAACTTCAGTACCTTATGGCTCAATTGGAATGTGTATGGATTGGTATTATTATAATTTAACTACCAGATTAAATACATTAGAGGACCCAATGAAATCTACTAAATGTAAAATATTCCATTATGAAACACTGTTTAAAGATAAATTATCTATGTCTGAAATTAGACATTCAGAATGGTATGCGGTTTTAGAAGGGGGTTGGCACCTTACATTTTTTATGACTGAAGATAAAATAATTGAAAAACTAGAATCTTACGCACACCAAGAATTTAATTTAGATGAAATTAAAGATCCTGAAAAGATTAGGAACTTAATAATCGAAGGAAAAGATATATTCCCTGAAAGGGAAGAAAATAATTATTTTTATCAATTACCAATTAAAGATAACAAATATCTCCCTAAAAACTATAAATTTTGGCTAGAAAAGTCCCGAACATTGTAAAGGAGATAAAGAATAACCCACCTCCTGGAATTAATTTTGCATTCCAGAAGAATATTAGTTATTCCCAAATGTCTATTTTTAGGGGTTGCCCTCATCGTTGGAAACTCCAATACAAGGATAAAATTAAGAGGTTTACATCTTCTATTCATACTGTATTTGGAACTGCAATGCATGAAGTTATTCAACATTATTTAGATGTAATGTTTGAAAATAGTGCTGCATATGCTGATAGATCTATAAACATGGAAGAAAAATTCCAAGAAAGTTTTATAGGTGAATATAATAAGCAATACAAAACAAATAAAAATAGTCACTTTTCGGATGCAACCGAAATGAGAGAATTTTTTGAAGATGGTATTGCCATATTAGAATGGTTTAAGAAAAAACGTAGTCGATACTTTAAGAAAAAAGGCACATATTTAGTAGGTTGTGAAGTACCGATAATAATAGCGCCAAATAAAATGTATAATAACGTATTATACATGGGGTATCTAGATGTCGTAACATACCATGAAGCAACAGAGACATTCAAGATAATCGACATAAAGACAAGTACTAAAGGATGGAACGATTATAACAAAAAAGACGAAAACAAACAATTTCAATTATTATTATACAAACAATACTTTTCAGAACAATATGGTATACCATTAGATAAAATTGAAATTGAATTTTTTATACTTAAACGAAAAGTATTAGATATGGATGACGAAAAGTTAATGTCACCTTATCAAGCATATAGAGTGCAACAGTTTACTCCTCCTAGCGGAAAAATTAAATTAGGTAGGGCGAGGAACGCAATTGAAGATTTTATACATGAATGTTTTAATTCTAGTGGAGATATAAAAGATGTTATTTACCCTAAAACACCATCAAAATGGACCTGTAATTTTTGCCCTTATAAGGAAGAAAAAGAATTATGTGGAGCGGGTTTAGACTTTTTGTAAATTAGAGGAATATTCATATACGTATAGACAAATATAACGTTATTAAAAATTAAATTATGGCAAACCCAAACAAAATGACACTAACGAGTGTTAAAGTTCAAGCAGACCTGTTTGAAAATTTTAAAATTGAATGTGTGAAACGAAAATTCTCATTCCAAAAACTAGCAGATAGATCTATTTATCTATACCTTACAAACGAAGATTTTAGAAAACAAATTACAAGTCAAACAAATATCGAACTATAAAAATTAAAATTAGATGAATAAAAGTTTTGAATATCTTCCTAAAGATAAAAGGAAGAAAATATTATTAATCACAGATGATATTAGGGTACATTCAGGTGTAGCAACAGTAGGTAAAGAAATTGTAATACATACAGCTCACCGTTATAATTGGTGCCAAATTGCAGGTTCTATTAAACATCCTGAAAAAGGTAAGGCATTAGACATGAGTGCAGATGTAAGTAAATTTGCTGGGATTGAAGATGCTTCATGTTTTTTATATCCTGTAGATGGATATGGTGACTCAAATCTATTTAGACAGATAGTAGCAAGAGAAAAACCAGATGCAATACTACTTATTACGGATCCAAGATATTTTCAACATATATTTAAAATGGAAGGTGAAATTAGGAAAACAATTCCAATTACTTATTTAAATATTTGGGATGATTTACCTGCTCCACTTTATAATAAACCATTTTATCAATCATGTGATTTATTAATGGGTATATCTAAACAAACCGTTTTCATCAATAAAACAGTATTAGGTGATGATATTGAAGATAGAATTTGTAACTATGTTCCTCATGGTTTAAATTCAGATGTATTTAGACCTATAACAGAATTAGATAAAGATTATGGTAAATACCTAGAATTTAAAAATAAAGTACAAGGTAATGCCGATATTGATTTTACATTATTCTTTAATTCAAGAAACATAAGGAGGAAACAGATACCTGATAGTATGTTAGCTTTTAGAGGATTATTAGACTCTTTACCATTAGAAAAGGCTTTAAAATGTAGATTTATTTTACATACTGAACCTTCATCAGAACATGGTACCAATTTAGTTAAAGTTGCTGAACTATTATTTGATGAAAAATATAAAGAGTGTATTATATTTTCAACTGCTAAATTACCACCACATGAATTAAATTATTTATATAACATAGCTGATGCTCAAATATTATTAACATCAAATGAAGGTTGGGGGTTAACACTTACTGAAGCTATACTATCAGGTACTCCAATTATAGCTAATGCAACGGGTGGTATGCAAGATCAAATGAGATTTGTTGATGATAATGGGGAATGGTTTACACCAAGTGCTGATGTGCCTTCTAATCATAGAGGTACTTATAAAGAACATGGTGAATGGGCATTTCCAGTTTATCCAACAAGTAGATCAATGCAAGGTTCTCCTCCAACACCTTACATTTATGATGATAGGTGTGCATGGGAAGATGCAACTGAAAG